AATAAATAGCCCCGTAATTTGTCGATACGTCGCTCTTAAGTAAGTCGCTTGCTACGCCATAAGGCAATATCTCTAAAGCATCCTGCGACAACTCAAATACATAGTCGTCCGGCGTATCGTCCTTAATTGCTTCCGGGTACTTGTAGTAATAGAAGCCTGCTTTTCCTGCTTCGCTGAACACTGCTAAATTCTCTATAATGTCATAACCGCCATCAAAGCGTAATAAACGCAACTGATAGAAGTTATCCAGCGTATTCATATCGAATACTTGGAACTTTTCTACTTCTACTTCCTTAAATGCAGGAATTTTCTTCATTCTTGCAAGTTCAAATTGCACCTGATTAATAACGCTATTCAGTTTTGCTTTAATGTCGGGATCATCCGTAAGATTTGCATTGTCGGATATTTCTTCGATTAGCTGTAATGTTTTCTTTTTGATTTCAAGCAGTGTCATATTGTACCCCCTTATAAGTCCTCGATACACTTTAACTCTTCGATTGCTTCCTTTACGGTTACAAATTGTTCTACAGGCTTAATATAGCCCCTTCCTTCTTCCTCAAATATGAGAATGTCGCCCTCTTCCAAATGAATAGTAGTAATATATGTGCTTGTATATCCTTCGCCCCTTACAGTCGTAACAGATTCAAATACAAGGTCCTTCAAATGCTGGTCTACATTCTCATTCTCGTAATCTAATACGGTGTCTTTGGTTACTCTAATACCTGCTAACATATCAATACTTGGTTTTCTAATAAATCTTTCCATGTTCTCTATCTCCTTCTTGTCAATACATGAATTGTTCATATACTCACAAAAAGGAAGGGGCATTGCACCCCTTCCCCTTCATTACTGTTTCTTTGTTCTCGGCTTCTTGGCGTCCCCCAACACTTCGACCATGTTAGGGCTGATTGCCTGTATTCTGGAAAGCTGGTCGGCTGTTACATCAACCTCTTTACCAGCTTTCAGAAGTTCCCCGGTATCGCCTAATATGAATGGAATTAATACTCTAACTCTTTTCATGGGCTACACCTTATGCAGTTGCAGTCAAAGGAACCTTAACAACCTGAATACGTGCTTCGTCGATAGTCTTAGCGCCGAAAGTATCAAGACCACGGATAATATCTTTGAAGCGCTTTTCTGCTCTCAAAGCTTCTACCTCGTTAATCTGTCCGGCAAATGCAATAGCCTTCTTACCACGAATATCGCAATAAACGTGTGTAGAATCCTTTGCCATGTTGTTAGACATAATTACGTCGAAATCGTCGTACTTACCTACTACGCCCTTACGGATAAGTTCAGGGTTGTTAGTAGACAAGGTAATCAAGCAATTCTTAAATACATTGTAAACTGCCGGGCTGATCTCGATTACACCTTCTTCATCAAAGTTACGCTCACGCAAAGCAACAATAGCCTTGTCGATAGCATCCTTTACAGCTTCCATTGTTAAGTTGGTAGCGGTAGTAGCGTTGGTAGCAACCTTAATAAGACCTGCTACATAAGAGTCACGCTTTACAGCAAGACCATGTACTGCCTTCTCCTGATACTTCTCGGGTAAACCGGGTACGGACTGAGCCTGATTTACGTCATCAACATAGAATGCGAAATAGTTTGCCTGATCAATGGTAAGAATCTGGCTTCTGTCGCTCATTTCTTCGATGGTAATATCCTTAGAACCATCGTAAGCGCCAATAGTAGGCTCGCCAACGCCCAAAATCTTTACAGACTGTGCCTGCTTTACATCTCCTTCATAGTCACGTAAACAGTTGTCTACCAGCTTACACTTTAACTCTAAGTCGTCCTGAATCTTCTTACTCCAAATTGTCTGGATAAAATTTGTTACTGCCATAATAATCTTTCCTCTCTTTCATAGTTTGGAAGCATTACCACTTGTGCATTGACTTTTCCACTGCCTTAAACAGTGCCGGGTTGTTGTCAAAGTCCTTCTTAGTAAATTGCAAGGCTTCATCCCTTGTGTAGAAGTCCTTTACCCCGGTGTCCGGCGCATTAGTATTAGTCATGCTTCCTGCTGTTCTAACTTCTTTTCTTGGTTGCATTTTGTTGTAGATGTCATAAACCATTTTGATAGGTGTATCAGAATTGAAATGTTTGGCAAACGCCTTAAACTCATGGGATGTATATACATCCTCTGGTACGCCCATTTTAGACAGCTCCTTGCTCTGTTCTGCGTTCTTGCGATACTCCGCCAGTTCTTTAAAGACTGCCTTTTCACGCTCGGTCATATTGTTTAAGCCCATGTCCGCTAAACGGTCCACTTCTTCGATTACGTCCTCAAGTCCGGCTTCAATAATGCCCCTTGCATCCGCTTTGGCTAATGCTTCAATATCCCTTGCAGAATAGGAAGGCTCTTTGGGAATATGAACTCCCTTACCTTCATAAAACTGTCTAAAGGTTTCGGTTACTTCCGTTACATCTTCTTTACCCGTACCAGCTTTCAATACGCTTTCCAATTCGCCGTACTTTCTCTCGTACTCCTTACGTATCTTTGCTTCTTTACGGGCAATCTTCTTTCCTAACACTTCATCAAGCTTTGCATTAAACTCAGCTTCGGTGTAGGTCTTTTCAGGCTGTGCAATCTGCTCTACCTGTGTTTGTTCTGTGGTTCCTTCCACTTTTTCAGCAACATTATCTGTTGCAAAGGTTTCGTTTCCGTTCATAGTGAACTCCTTTCCTATTTTTCCGTGTTTGCTTCACTTTCCATGTGCTTTTAATGTCATCAATGCTCGGACAAAATAAAAAAGCCCTTGTTAAAAGGCTTTTTAAGCGTTTAATTATCGTCAGGGTTATTTACTGCGGCTCCCCCTGCTTCCGCCCCTTCTACGGGCATTTCCGGGCTTCCTGCCATCATTTGTGCATCTGCCATCTGCTGTGCCTGTGCGTCTGCATCTTCCATGAGGAACATATTAGCCCTCTGTTGCATTGCCTGTGCCTGTGCCTGAATCTGTGCAATTCTAGCCTGTTCTTCTCTAATGAGTTCTACGGCTTCCTTAATCTTTTCTTTAGGCGCTACGCTGTCATCGTCCAGCAACTCCGCATATATTGCTAATTCGCCCACTCTTTCCGCCGACAACAAACCATTCATAAGCATATTTTCAATGGTTTTCTCCTGTGCGAATCGGTCATATACGCCCTTTGGTGTAATATCCACCTTAACGACCGCTTGCAACTGCTGTAATGTGACTTGCGGTACATTTACAACCTGCACAATTTCTTCGCCTGTCGTCGGATCAGTGCTTTCTTCTTCAAGGTTAATGCCATCGACTGAATGTACGATAAGATATTCAAGCCATATCTTCGCAATATCCTCTATGAAGTTCTTGTAACTTTCTCTCTGTTCCGTCATGGGCGACTGTGAAGCCTGCTGTACTGCCAAAATAGCCCTGCCGCTTGCTTCTTCCGGGTTAATCTGTCCTGTTGCAATATCTCCGGCACCTGCCAAGTCCCTTGTAACCTGTATTAAGTCGTCCTGCAACTGCTTTACATCCGGGGACATTTGCGCCGGGGTAAGAGTGCCTACAACCTTGTTTACATCGTCTACGGGTTGTCCGTTGGTTGTAATGATGCCGCCCACTGCACTTAAGGCTGTAGGGTTTGAAATCTTGCTAACATCAACTACTTTCTGAGGGTACGCCTGCTGTTTAACAGTAATAACTCGTCGCATTTCGGTCCTATTAACTTCTATCTGGTTAGGAATTAAGAATCTTACTTCGCCTTCTCCACGGGCGCTTCCTTCTTTCTCTTCCCAGTTAAAATGCGCTATAGGATAGAGTGACAACCCGGTGTCTACATCCTCTACAATATCAATCCAGCGTGTAGCACATGAAAAATGTACTGTGCCTTCTTTCTTGTAGAACTTGTAAACCACTGTTACCATGTTATCAAGTTCAATCTTTGCCGCTTCTCCGCTTTCCTCGAATGTGTCATTGTCGCCAATAATGAAGTATGTATTTTCTTCGCTTAGTCCTTCTGCCTTTGCGAACTCTCTCGCATTGCTTACAGGCATACGCTTACGAATGAGGATGTACGGCTGTTTCTGAATGTCGTCGCTGTTCTCATTGCCGTAGTACACGTCATTCTTCTTTACAATCTCATTTACCGGGAGCATCTTTTCTGTGTCAAAGTCGACATATAAAATACCCTCGTCATTGATTGCGGCATCCTTTGTAAGCTTCCTGCCTTTGAAGTCCATCTTATCTTTTTCCCACACTCTTGAAGCGTATCGGTTCAGCATTTCGCAACACTTTTCCGCTTCCTTGTGAAACTCTCTGTTGTCATAGTTCTGTGAAGAAAAGACAATAGCATACAAATTGTCGTGAATTACGCCCACTTTGTACTTAACTATGGGCTTTATGAAGTTCTTTTGTACTGGTTCTACGTCGCCTAACTTAGCGCCACCCCACTGATCGCCGCCAT